CATCGTTATCTGACCAGCCCGAAGGTTCGACCTCTATTGATGAAGGTCGAGTCGCAGTCCACGCTCGCGGCTCCCGATGTCCGTGCGGTTCCTCTTACGGATGACCCGCTTGATGTTCAAGCCGCCAAGGAAGCCGAAGCCATTCGAGGCCACTGCGCTCGGAAGTTCGATCGTGTCACCCAAACCAAGGAACGCGTGTCTTGGGCGCTCAAGTCCAGCACCTGCTTCCTGAAGGTGTATTGGGACGACAACAAGATGAATACCATCCCGGTGGTGGACTTCGATGGGTCCGTGAACTTCGAGCAGGCTCCTGTCGGAGATATCTGCGAGGAGATCCTCCCCGCGTTCTCCGTGTTCCTCGACCCAACCGCCAAGTCCTGGGAACAGGTGCGATGGCTGATCCATGCCGAGACTCGACCGCTGTCCTACTTCGTGGACAAGTTTGGCGAGAAGGGCAAGTCCGTCAAGCCCGATGCCAAGCGACAGAGCGCGATCAACGGGTATGTGAACCAGTACCTCAACGCTGGCATCGGATTCGCATCGCCTGTCCAGACTCCTGGTACGGGCAAGGGCATGGATGCCGCCGTGCTGAAGGAGTATTGGGAGAAGCCTACTTCCAAGTTCCCCAAGGGCAGGTACATCATCGTGGCTGGTGGAGTCGTACTCTACAACGGCCCGTGGCCATACAAGAAGTCCGATGACTTTCCGTTCGTGCCTCTCTCGTACCAGAGCCGATCGGACTCCCCGTACGGGCGAAGCCTTGCGGGTGAGTTGATCTCGCTTCAGTACACATACAACCGCATCCTGTCCGCCGCGCTTGAGCAGGCCGAGCAACAGGTTGACTTCGTGGCTATCGCCAAGGGTATCGGTACGCAAGCGGATGCGTTTGATGAACTCAAGGGGCGTGGCGTTCGGAAGATCTACTACGATGCGACTGCCGGTGGTCCTCCGATGTTCAGCCGCAGCCAAGGCATCAGCGGGGACAAGTTGGCGTTCCTTCAGAAGATCGAGCGCGATATGCAGGACATCGCCGGTGTCCATGACGTGACGCAGGGCTTGGCACCAGCTGGTACGCCGGCAGAGGCCATTCGGCTTCTGCAACAGGCGGATCAAACGCAACACGCCAGCCTACGCGCTTCCATTGAGAAGTCTGCGGTAAAGATCGCGGAATGGGAAGTGGCGTTGTACGCGGAGAAGGCTCCGCTGGACATCATGCTTGGCCTACTGGACGACAAGGGTACTGTGGAGCCACAGATGCCTGGTATGCAACCGGAAGAGGTGATGACTGGTGGGAAGGCCATGTCCATGCGTGCGTTGCGCGAAGGAGGTCAATACCGTGTCATCTACACCCCAGGAAGCACGTTGGCTGAAGGGCCGGAGGAAAAGAACCAGAAGATTCTCACCTTCTACCAGATGGGCCTCCTCGGAACTCCGGGCACGCCTGATGCATCGAAACTTGCAATCTCTCTCATGGATCTACCGGAAACTGACAAGATCCTGAGGGCTTGGGAAGAGCAGGAGATGCGGGCCGCGCAACAGCAACAGGAGATGATGGCGCAGCAGCAGGAGATGATGGGCGCCGAAATGCAGGCCAAGGATCCGATGACTCAAATGCAGATGGAAGCGATGAAGCAACAGATGCAGATCGAATCCCATCAAGCCAAGAATGACATTGAACGCGACGCGGACGAGCAGATGGCTCAGTCCACGCATATGCGCGAACTACAACGTATGGCCGTTGAGCAAGTCCTCCGGCCTGAGTCGTCAACCGCTGGACGTAATCAGCGGAATACAAGGGGTCAGCAATGACCGAAGAGGGTTGGATGACAGACGAACAGGCGACAACGACCGTGGACTCGCCGGCCACGGAGTCTGAAATTGCAGTTGCGGACACTACGGTGGAACCGGCGCCGGGGGATGCGACAATCCCAACCGAAGTGGAGGCGGAAGCGGAGGAATCGGGCGAGCCTGGTCCGATCCCCTACAATCGCTTCAAGGAAGTCAACGACCAGTTCAAGGAACTGAAAGCGCAGAAGGAGGCGGAAGCCGCCATCCTTCAGCAGTTTGGATTCGGATCCCTCGAGGAGATGAGGCAAGCTGCCGAACTCGAGCAACAGCGTTTGGAGGAAGAGCGGGTATCCGCGTACTACCAGACTCAGGTTGACGAGGGCGAGTTGGACGAGACCACGGCGGGTATGCGCCGTGATCTCGAAATCCAGCGCATGCAGTTCCAGCGCGAGCGCATGGCGGTGCAGGAGTTGTTGCTCCAGCAGCAGCGTCAAGCAGCGTTGTCCGTGAATCCTGCGGCGGCGCAGGCTCCGGACATGGTCGATGAATTGATCCGATCCGGCGTTGCACCGGACAGGGCGGCTGCTCAGGTGGCCGCTATGGTGGAGAGGTTCAGCCTCGCCGCCAAGTCCCAGGCTATTCGTCAACCGTCAGTACCCGCCCCGATGGGTTCGACCAATCAATCGGCTCAACCGACACGACCGCAGAGTCCTTTGGATTCATGGCGTGCCGGAGCGAGTCGTAGTTGGCGAGACATCTTCAACGGGAAAGACACTCTCTAAGGAGTAAGAAATGGCCGCTTCGACCAATGCACTTACCCTGTACGATTACGGCGCCATGTCGAATGATCCTCTTGTCAAGAAGATCACGATGGGCCTGTACGATCAGGGCGTTTCCGTTCTCGACGTTCTTCCTGTTGCCAGCACCAAGAGCCTGAAGGCGAATGGCGTGCGGTTCCTTGCTGGTTCCCTCCCCACGGTCGGCACCCGCAAACTGAACGCCGAACCGACCGTTGTCCGCTCCGTCCCGAAGAAATTCGAGGAGCAGGCGTACATCGTGTCCAATCAGTTCCAGATTGACCGGTTCCTTGACATGGAGCAGAACGCCATTCAAGATCCGATCGATGTTCAGTTCCAGGCGTGGCAGAAGTCTTTCGTTCGCACGTTCTCGGACAAGTTCATCAACGCGGTTCCGACCACGGACGATGATTGGTTTTCCGGACTTCGGTATCGGCTTAGCTCCACTGGACAGACCGATTACGATATTCCTTCCGAAATGAATATCGATGCGGCTTCTACTGCTGGCGCTGGTCTGAAGTTCGCTCTCGAAGGCACTAATGCCATGACCTCCGGAACTGCGGAAGCGTTCTTTGAGCGACTTGACCAAGCTTTGGACTATGTGGGATCGCCGGAAGGCAATGGCGTCACGATCTTCGTGAACGACACCATGTTCCGCCGTATTGCCACCGCCGCCAAGCGCGCCCAGTCAGGCAATGCCCTTGATCAGACCAAGGATAATTTCGATCGGATGATCACGACGTATCGCAACGCTCGGCTTCTTCAGTTGCCGCGCAAGTCGGATGATACGTCCAAGATTATTACCGATACGGAAAATGCCGCTGGAACGGCTACCACTGGTAGCGTGTGTTCTTCGCTGTTCGTCTGCAAGTTCGGTGCGGATTCCTTCACCGGCTGGCAGTTTGAGCCGCTCGCGGTCAAGGATCTTGGCATTGATCCTACGGTTGGTACTCGGCGCAATGTTGTCGTGGACTGGGCCTGTGGCCTCTTCCAAGCCAGCCCGCGTGCCGTCGCCCGCGTCTACGGCCTTCAGGTTTCGTAAGGAGATATTGAGATGGCTACTGACGCTAATCTGGTTCTTGCCAGCACGACCACGGGAGATGGATCCACCGCGTTTACCTCTGTGGATCTCCTGACTGGCTCCCAGCGAGGTGGGATCATGTGGGCGCGTGTGGAAGTCACTGGTGCCACCACGGTCTCCACCAGCCCGATCGTGCTTACGTTTACGATCGAACACTCCAGCAACAACTCCACCTGGTATACCCATACCAGCGGAGCGGATCAGACGATCACGGTTCCGAACGGTTCCAATCAGGTTCCTTCCGGTATCTCGATTGCATGGATTCCGATTGCGACTGAAAAGCGTTACATTCGGCTCAAACCGAGCAGCACTGGTGGAACCACCTCAACGCTGAACATGAACGCCTACATCACCAACTCGCATCCGCAGTAAGTGATTCAACTGTAGGGGAAGGGAAACCTTCCCCTACTTTTCCTTGATGGGGAGTATATAATGAGGAAGTCTTGTGGCAACGGCATGATGCACGGCAAGGAATCCAAAGCCGAGAAGAAGATGGAGCAGAAGGAATCCAAACTGGAGATCCAGAAGACCAAACTCGAGATCGCCAAACTCAAGCGAGAGATGGCTCCGAAACGGAAGAAGTGACATGAAGAAACCCACCGCCGCGCAGAAGAAGGTTGAGAAGGTGATGCATGAATACAAGCAGCACACCCTCAAGTCGTCTTCGGGTCAGAAGGTGACCAGCCGCAAGCAAGCCATCGCCATAGCCCTCAGCGAAGCGGGGCAATCCAAGCCTCCGATGAAGAAGTCCAAGGGCAAGTGACATGACACGCGGCGAGATCAAGCGACGTATTCGGATGTACTATCCGGAGTCTCCAGGGACTCAAGGATGGGACGATCCGTTCGCTTTGGACTCGCTGATCAAGGACGCCGCCAATGAAGTCGCGCGTCTCACGGACTGCTACGAGGACATCCGTTACCTCGATATAGTAGCGGACACGCAAGTATACTGTTCACCGGATATTTACCGTCCGGTTGCCGTGTTCGCCAAAGACTCTTCCGACAACTGGCAACGCTTGAAGGTCATGCGTTCGCATGACGACAACTTCGACCAGTTCCGGTTCGACTCCGCTTCCGACCCGTGTTCCCATGTGGGATTCCGTGGTGGGAACCAACTCCTTCTCGCCCCTGTGCCTTCCGTTACGCGCAGCGCGGGGCTGATGATCGAAGGTTACTGCCAACCTGGTGAGTACTGGGTGTATTCTTCTGGTGGAGTTGCACAAGCCGCGACCGATAATGATGAGTGTCCACTTCCCGTGTGGGCGCATGATGCGGTTGTGTACCACGCGCTGACGAAGCGCGCGGAGATAGCGCGCGAGTATCCGGCTGCGGAGACTTTCCGTCGTCAGTACCGAACGCACCTCGGAGATGTCGAAGCCAAGGCTGGATTGTACATGGCCCGATCCGCCAAGGACTACACGGTAAGGAAGTACTGACCATGAACATTGATTCCGGATGGGCCGCTGTTGTCGTTATGCTGATCATAGCCATCGCTGGTGGGGTCGGAAAACTGATCCACATGATGTACAAGATGGAGCAGGAGATCACCGGCACGGCCGCGACTCTCAAAGACCACGGGCGACGGCTTGACTCTCTTGAAAATGAGGTCAAGAACGTCCTGCAACTCATCCTAAGGCACGGAAAATAATGAATCAGGACAAGATTATAGGGTTCGTGATCAAGGCATTCGCGGTGATCGGATGCGCCATCATGGCCTACCAGTTCATCACGGTCATTGGCGGTTTTTCGGAGGCGTGGTGATGGTCCGCAACGTATCGATCAAGAGGCTGGTCACGGTGATGCTGGCGACCAGTATCGCGGTTGTATCTCCGGCCATGCAACAGGCGTTTGCAACTCCCATGCCGCAGGAGGCCGGGCTGGAGGAGATCGCCGCGCGGATCAAGTTCGCCGGGATGATGAGCGTCAATGCTTTAATCCCCGCAATGGTCGGTGCGTTGATGGGCTTTTTTACCCGCGCGGATAAGACGGAGCCGGTGTTC